TAATGAAAATAATAAATTATATTTATTTGATGGTTCGGATTTAACATTAGTTGGACCTGAATACGATGCAGGGCAAGGTAAAACTGGGTTTGAGACTGCATCACAATTAGATACAACAGATGTACAAAGAACAATACTTAAATTGTTTATAGGAGGAACGCTTTATGGTGTTTATAGTCCAGAAACTTTTACAATACCTTTAGAATATTCAATTCCTGGTTTAAGTGTCGATCCTCTTGATACAAATTTTCCTAAAAGGCAAAAATTGTACAAAGGATTTAATGTTGCTAATCAAGAAGAAGAAACTGGAAGTACTGGATTTTGGTATAATGGTGTTGCAACAAGTAGTAAAGCTTTAGTTGACGATGCTGGTATTGTTAGACAAGCCGAAAGTTTTTTGCCTAGTAATTCTAATGGGGTTACAACAGGCAGTTTAAGAATTAAAAATAGTGCAGGATTAAGTGTTGGTGTAGGTGATACAGAGTATGCCGTATTAAAGATAGCAGGGTCAACTACACTATTAGAGACACAGCAAAGCAATACTGATTTGGCATTACGTGTAAGGACTGGAAGTAGTTTTTTAAATGCTGTTTATATTGATGCGTCGGCTTCACGAATTGGAATGTTCACTACATCTCCTAACACAACATTAGATGTAAATGGTGATGTAAACGTAAGAGGAAACTTTTCTGTACAAGGTGAAACTTTATTCATTGATGCTACTACTTTGCGAATACAAGATAAAAACATAGAACTTGGTATTACAGATGATAGTACAGAAGCAGACGATGCAACAGTAGATGGCGGAGGACTTATATTAAGAAGTTTAAATGGATCAAAAGATTTTTTATATCAAGTGAATACAGAATCTTGGTCCAGTAATCAAAATATAAATTTAATTTCGTCATTAGCAATATCAAATCCATCTATAAAAGTAGACGGTGTCACAGTCTTGAACAAGACAAGTTTAGGTTCTACAGTTATTAGTGCTTTAGGATTATCAAGGATTGGAACACTTACAGAATTAGATATTGATTATTTAAATTTTGATGCAAATAAGATGTCAAGTTCTAATGCTGGAATACAATTAGAAGCAGTAGGTGGAAATATAAATGTAGTAAGTGCAAACACTAGGATAACTGGAGTAAGTGATCCGCAAGCAGCACAAGATGCAGCAACAAAAAATTATGTTGACACAGAAATAGCTAGTGTAGATATTTTAATTAGTATTGATATAAGTGGATTGTCAGATCCAGATGACGTATTTACAAATTTTGGACCAACTAATAGTATTGCAACTATTTTAGATGCACTAAAGGCACCTAATTCAGTTGTACAAGGCTCATTTGCTAAAATTTTCACTGTATCATATGATAATAGTGTTGCCTCGGGAATTATTGTAAGTGTTGCGTCAGATAATTCTGGAGTTTTACAAGTAGCTTATGAAAATGTGAGAGATGCAACAGGAACAGGCACTGAATCAGTGGTGCAAAGTATAGTAGCTAATTCGACTGCTAGTGGAGCAGTAACTTTGACTCCGACAAGATATGTGTACACTTATCAAAGTAGTGGTGTATCGTGGTCATTTGTATCGAGGGTTGCCGTTTAAATAACAGATAGGGGAAATTAATGGCTTATATTATAAACAAGTACAATACTGCTCAGCTCACAGTAGTTGAAGATGGTACTATTGATCAAACAACTGATCTAAAATTAGTTGGAAAAAATTATGCAGGATACGGAGAAATACAAAATGAAAATTTTGTATTCTTATTAGAAAATTTTGCAGGAGGCAATCAACCTCCTAAAGCATTAATGGGACAAATATGGTTTGATAGTTCTACCAGTAAATTAAAATTTTATGATGGTAATAGATGGAGAACCACAGGTGGAGCAGAAGTAGATAGTAATACTCCCGCTGGACTAAGCGAAGGAGATTTTTGGTGGGATACACAAAACGAACAATTATATGCTTACAACGGAACTAGTTTTGTTTTAATAGGACCACAAGGTGTTGGGGATAGTGTTACAAGATTCCAAAGTAGGACGATAAGGGATAGTTTTGGAACTAATAGACCTGTAATTGTGTCTGTAGTAGCAGATGAAGTAATACATATCATAAGTGGAATTGAATTTGTTATAAATGCCGAAGAAGCTCCTGATTATCCAGGTTTTGATGTTGTTAGACAAGGATTAACCTTAAAAAATACAACCAATAGTTCGCAAGGAGCTACTAGCACAGCACATAGATGGTGGGGAACTGCAACTAATGCTGATAGACTTGGAGGTATACCAGCAGAAAATTATGTGCAAACTGGATTAGCATCCTTTACAAATTTAGTAGAATTTAGTGATCTTGGTATATCTATTGGTGATTCTAATGATTTAAAAATTAGGATTATTAATGATGATAAAGGTATGATTGCTAATGAGCAAGGTAGAGAAATATATATTCAGGTTAATGATATTAATCTCCAACAACAAATGCCAATTAGATTTCAAGCTAATAGTGTTTTGCCTGGATACAGTAATCTTATAAATTTGACTGGTGTTAACACTGTTGAAATAGGCAGTGATAGTGAAAGATTTACAACTATGTTTGCAACTACTTTTAATGGTAGAGCAACTCTCGCAGCAACATTGGAATTAGATGGAACTGGTAGATCTGCAACAGTAAACAATACAGCAAATACAATCGTTGGTAGAGACGCAAATAGAGATATACGTGCAAATTTATTTAGAGGAACTGCTACTCAAGCTCAATATGCCGACTTAGCAGAAGTTTACGAATCTGATAAAGATTATGAACCAGGAACAGTTGTTGTATTTGGCGGTGAAAAAGAAATAACAGAATCAAATACTTTTTGCGATTATAGGATAGCAGGAGTAGTGTCAACTAATCCAGCACACTTAATGAATAGTGAATCTCCAGGATTACCTATTGCATTACGTGGCAAAATTCCTTGTAAAGTAGTTGGACCTGTTAAAAAAGGCGATTTGTTGGTTTCTGCAATTGAACCTGGGTGTGCCATTGCTATTTCACCTGCTGCTATTGAAAATAATGTGTTTGTAGTAGGAAAATCTTTAGAAGATAATTTAAATGATGAAATCAAATTTGTAATGATAGTTGTATGAATAATATAAATAAGGCTTATTAAGGAAAAAATATGGCAACGGTATCAGTTGGACAACAAATAAGTGCTTCACAGTATAATGATTTACAAAGTAGAGTAGCAAATATTCTTGGCACTGGAGCGTATAGTGCTTCGAATATTTCAGCTAATAGTGGATATGGACAATCTCTATCTAGTAGTCAAGTGTCTAGCGGGACTACAATTTTAGCTAGTCATATGGATGCTTTACGCACTGATATTAATAAATGTAATAATCATCAAATAGGAGCAGATGGTAATATAGGTAATATTCAAGTAGGACAAGTAATTGCGGCAGATACAAGCAGTGGTGACACCAATGAAGGTTACAATGATTATGATGCTGCAATAACTGTTATTACTAGCAATAAATTTTCTATAAATGGAACTAATGCAACTAGCGGTACTTTTGCTACAAATAGTGTCAGGACTACCCCGTGGAATGGAACTATTAAGCACGAAGTAACAGTTACTTTTACAAATTTTGAGCACCGTAGATATTTTTTTAATGCCGGCGGAGAGATAAGATTTTCAGCTACTCTTACGGGCGCTTCAGGTGCCAAAGGAGCAGATTGGGCAGGTTTGCTAAGTAATGCAGGAACAATAAAATTTAGATATAATACAACGGTTGCCACTGGCACAGGAACTACCAATACTAAAGGAAATTATAATCTAACTACAACGCCAGAATATATTTTTAGTAAAAACGGTTCAGCCGCTGTTTATGCAGAGAATGTTTATATTATTTCAGCATCTCATGATTCTGCTACCGGAAATAAACTATATTTTAAAATATGGTTTATAGATAATGACCAAGGAGATCGACCTCCTAATCCGCCAGCACCTCCTTATGGTCCAATAGTAGATGAAAATGTAGATGGAACATTGACAAGTTATATTCAATATTATCAACCTACTGGTAGCAATGTAGAAGTTGCATTGCCTTCTGTAAGTAATACCACTACGTTAGCGTAATTTGTTGCATATCATTATCTAAGATTACAATTTTTGATTGTTATAAGTACTATTTTACAGAGGACTTATGGACGAAAGATTAGAAAAAGCATTAGACGTTTCTAATTATATGGCTACGCTATACAATCAAAAAAGATCATTCCAAGAAAAGTTTTATCAAGATCTAGTTTATTATTACGAAGGAGCACAGTTTACAGTAACAAAAGAATTAATTTCTTTTTGTAATATTATGCTTGAAAAAGATCAAGATGAACTTGTTTTAATAGATGATAACGAAACGCCCGTACAGATTTTAAATTTAAAACTATTTCTTGAAAATATAATCAATACTTATTTTACTGCTTCGAATAATTATATTAATAATTACAATCGGATCAAAAAACAAAGAACAATTGAAAATCTAGTTGAGTTATGAGTAATAATTCTGGAGTTTTATTATTTGCAAGGAATAATACAAAGGTAGATTATTTAAAACAAGCTTATTTTTTAGCCAAGCAAGTTAAAAAGATACTAAATTTACCTACTACAGTTGTTACAGACAGTAAAGATTACTTATTGAAAAGTTTTCCTGATGCTGAAAAAGTGTTTGATAAAATTTTATCAATATCTTGGAGTAAAAATAACAATAATGTTGATTTTGTTGTTGGTAAAGATGAAAATCATTTCTACAAAACTTATTCAGACGGAACAATTTTTAAAACAAAATTAGAATTTAAAAACAACCTTAGATCGACTGCATTTAGAATAAGTCCATATGATGAAACTTTGTTACTTGATACAGATATTTTATTATTAGATAATTTGTATAAGCATTGTTTTACACAAGATCATGATTTTTTAATTTACGATAAATCTTATGATCTAGCAGGTTTTAGGAATTATTCAGAATTCCAGTATGTAAGTGATATAGGAGTTAAGTTTTATTGGGCAACAGCAATATTTTTTAGAAAAACAGAAAAAAATAAAATATTTTTTGAGTTAGTTGAACATATACAAGATAATTGGCATCATTACAAATCAATTTTCCAAATTAAACAATCGTATTTCCGTAATGATCATGCTTTTAGTATTGCTATTCATATAATGAATGGATACAATGATGGCGATTTTGCAAAATTAATGCCTGGAAAACTTTATTTCACAACAGATAAAGATATATGTCATAGTATAAAAGATGATAAAGTTATTTTTTTATTAGAGAAAGAAAATTATATAGGCGAATATACTTTAATGTCCTGGCAAGGTGTAACAATTCACGTTATGAACAAGTTTAGTTTAAACAGATGTATTGATATGGTTAATCAAAATGTCTAAAGGATTTCTTTTATTTGCTGATGGAGACAAATACGTAATTCAGGCCTGTTTATCAGCAATGAGTATAAGTTCTAGAAATAATTTGCCTATTAGTATTGTTACTAATGACATAATTCCAAAAAAATATGAAATTTTATTTGATAAAATTATAAAAATTCCTTGGACGGAGTTTGATGGTTCCAGATATAAAATACTTAATCGATGGAAAACCTATCATGTGAGTCCGTATGATGAAACAATTGTTTTTGATACAGATACTTTAGTGCTTCAAGATTTAAATTTATGGTGGGATTTTTTTAAAAATTATGATCTTTTTTATTTAAATAAAGTTTATACTTATCGATCTAAAGTAGTGGTTGATAATTACTATAGGAAAGCATTTAGTGCAAATTATTTGCCTAATTTATATTCAGGATTGCATTATTTTAAAAAATCTAATAAAGCAAAAGAATTTTTTTCTTGGTTAGAATTAATTTCAAAAAATTGGGAATTATTTTATGGACATTATTGCAAAGAATTTTATCCAAAACAACCTAGTATGGATTTATCTGTTGCAATTGCCAGTAAAATATTAAATAATGATACCGATATAACTAATAACACAGTAAATTTTTTAAAATTTGTGCATATGAAACCCTGTATCCAAGAATGGCAAGACACAGTAGAACATTGGCAAGATAAAGTTGGAGTCTATATTACTAAAAATTTAGATTTATACATAGGAAATTATTTACAAACAGGAATATTTCATTATGCATCGGATAGATTTGTAAATGATATAATTTTAAAAAAATATGAAGATTTTTTAGGTTTATAAAAATGTACGTTCAGTATCAACCTGATAATGGTAAAATTTTATCTATAACAAATGTAAAGCCTGAATTTGATTATATAGAAGTAGATATAGAAGATGTTAAAGATATTCATTCAGGTAAAGAATCTAGTCATAAATTTCAGGTTTTATATGATAATTTACAAGGAAAATTTTATCTAAATAAAAAAGATGTTGATAATGTTTTTGAAAAAACAATTGATTTTATTTTATACGAAATTCCAATAATAGATGACAGGAAAGGTATAACTATAATACAAGATACAAAAAATTCTTGTTGGAAGTTTTTAAT